GTTGCTTTTAATACATACCAATCTGTCGGTGTTAATAAACCACTAGCTTGACTTTTTATAATTTGTTTTTTTTGAGATTTTAAACCTTTTGTAACAACTTGATTTCCATCTGCATCAAGCATAGGAGAGCCATCATCATTTGTTTCGTTTCTATCTTCTAATAGTTTTGGTGTTGCAGTTCCATAACTTGCAGTAACTTGTCCATCTGCATAGTCAAAAGATTGATTTGTATTATTGTAATATTCTTCTTCTTTTTTATTTGAATTATCAAAGACTATTTCGTAAATTCCAATGGCTTCTCTTTCTTCGTTTGTCCATCTAAAAGAAAATATATTTCTTGAATAACGAGTATCTCCAATAACTAAACCTTTTGGATTATTTATTATTTTTGTAATTGCGTTATCTTCTACTAAAGCCCACATATTTTAACTTTCACTTAAATTTAATGTTCTACCAACCTCTTGCCATACTGCACCATTATATCTGAATACAAAAATGTCTGTCTTTGCATCTGTATCAGTAGTAGTTGGCTCTGTACTTGCCGCAAATTCAAAAACAGTATTCCATCCAATAGTGTGGCTACCATTATAATTAATTTCTAAACAAATAAAAGCACCCTCTACTGCATTACTTGGAGCAGAAAAAGTCGTGTTTTCTGTTGTTACATGATACGCATTTGATTTAGCTTGAGCATCCCAAGCTACCGCATTTGAAGATGAAGTAATTGCTTGTTGAGGAACATAAGCCATATCATTAAATTTAATTGCTCCTGTGCCATTTGTTGTCAGGTCTATTGCTCCATTTGCTCCATCAGTTATTGTAATGTTTCCTGAGTTTGTTCCTTTATTTGTGTCTAAAACTAAATCGTATGTACCACTTGTTGTTAAAGTAGCGGCCGCACCACCTGACCCTATAATTGTTTCTCCAGAGCCTTTTGGTTTAATATGTAAATCAACATTTGTTTCTCCACTTGCTCCTAGAATAGGTGGATTGCCTGTTGCCGCATTTGTAACTTCTAATTCATTAACTGCTGAAGCAGTTGTTTGAAATATAATTTGTTCAAGACCATTTTCATCTCCAATAAAATGAGCATCGTCTATTAAAATATTGTGTGAGTTAGTATCTAAATTTCCACCAAGTTGTGGAGAAGTATCATTAACTAATTCTGTTGTAACTGATGAGTCTATAAAATCTACTGTGTTTGCAGAAGTATTAATATTAAATAAAGTTATGGAGTCTGACCCATCGTAATATTTAACAGTATGTGTTCCAGCCGAACTAGAATCTACCCACATACTCCCAGCCGCTAAACTTGCTGGTGCTGAAGTCGCTAAATTAGTCGTGTTAATTGCACCTAATATATTATTAAGTTCAGTACGAAACGCACTAAACCCTTGATTTGCTAAACTGTAATCTGAAACTGAACTCATATTTATTTACCTATACTCCTATTTTTACATTATTACAATTAAGATTTCAAACCATATCCTTTGGCTACATAGTCAAAAGTTCTATTTTGAGCAGAAGCAGAACTATTGTAAAATGTTATTGTAAATCCTGTTTTTGTTTTGCTCGTAATTGCATAGTAATCTCCTGTCGCCATATTCTGAGCCGCAATACCAATTGCTGGAGAAGCATAAAAAGCATTTGCATAAGTTATTGCTTTTGCTCCAGCACCACTAGCAACATCTTCTTCACTTTCTAATCTTTTTTCCATTACTAATTTAATTTGCATTTTAGTAACTTCAGGTCTTGCTTTATTATCTCCACTTGATAATTTCAACCTAAATTTAAAATATCTTCCTTTAATAGTAGATTGTTGAGATATGTCTTGATAAGTAGTTATAGCATCTAAAGAACTTGTGCTAGAGCCAACTTGTAAAAAGGCATCGCATTGAGAGCCAGAACTACCATCAAAAGGTGCTGGTGCGTCATCAAATAAACTAGCACCTCTACCACTATCAAATAAATCGTATAAATCGTTTGCTATCATATCAACAGTTGCCTGAAAAGTTGCATCATAATTGGCATCTAAAGATAATGTATTCGAGCCAATATAAAATCCTGATGATTCTATATTTGCATTGTAGTAAGTTGGATTTGAAGTTGTGTCTGTTCCACCTAAGTCAAAATCTCCCTCTGCTGAATCAAAATTTCCTACTGTTGAATCAAATAAAGTTATTGTGTCTAATGTTGCTATTTGTGCATTATCTGAGTTTGTTCCTTTAACGCAATCTCCATCAAAAGTACCATTCCAACTTTGCCCTGTAACTGCACTTGCAGTTTCTTCATTTAAAGTAAATAAAGGTGCTGAGAAATGTTCAAGACTTGAAATATTAGAATATACTATTGTCTCATTTGCAGATTCATTTCCAAGTTTATCAACTGCTTTAATTAAAAATGCTCCTGTCCTTGCATTAATAGTAACACTATTAGATTTTCTTCTAACAACTTGGGTTAAGTTTGTTGACCCAGCCCAACTAGCATTACTCGTTACATCTTGATACCTAATTGCATAATAAGATACATCTAAATCTGCAACAGGTGTCCATTGTAATTGCATTTGATTTGAGCCAACCATTGATACAGATAAAGTTGAAACATCTGCTGGAGTATCTGTTGCACCTATTACAGTATGATTTGCTGATGTATAAGTAGATGAAACTCCTAAAGCATTTATAGATTTAACTCTTACATTGTAAATTTTACCATCAACTACATTGAGCATTTCATAATTTAATTGTGTTCCTTTGCCTAAAATTTTGTAATCTGATTCTGTGCTTTGTTTAGCTTCAACTTGATAATATTGAACAAATTTATCTGTTGAAACTCCTACTGCAATATTTAATCTTGTTAAAACAACTCCATCTGAATACTCAACTAATTCATCGGAAAGTGTTAATGAAGCTGGAGCAGTAACAGAATATGGATTTGGAAGTGTTGTGCTTGGTGTTGAAGCAACTTGTGTTTTTGTAGCCCAAGTATAATGTGCGTCCTGATGAATAACTAAGTTAAGATCAATAGTAAAATCTTCATTAAAAGTCATTCCTATAACTCTATGTGGTTTTGCAGAATAACCTAAAGACGATAATGTTATATTTACTATATCTCCTATTGCTAGATCATAAGCATCAAATCCTACTGTTAATTGTAGTCCTTTTGAATCTCTTGATCTTCTTAATATAACTTCTGCAAGTTCTAAAGCTTGATATGGACTTGTTATTGTAGAAAAATCAAATCTTCCCTCTAATAAAAAACCACCATCAGCAGTTTTCATTGTTGCGTGTTGATCTGCTGAAGTATAACCACTATCATCTATTTCAGGAAATTGTACTTCATTAACTTGATAGTTCCTTGCTGGGTCAATAAATGAAACTATAACTCTATTATATTTACTTGATTTACTTTCACTTGCTAATGTATAGCCACCTATAATATCATCTTCTGTTAAAGTTATGGAAGCCGAGCCTGTGGTTTCAGCAATTAATTTATATTTACCTGATGAAAAAGGTAAATATGATCTTGCTCCTTTTGTTAATTCTCTAACATTATCAATTACTTTTCTTGAAGTATCTATAACTGCATTACAATCTAAAACATCTATTGTTGTTGAGCCATAAGCAGTAACATCGGTATCAAAAACTCCAGATGAAGTATAAAAACTTGGTATATCAATATTTGCTATTGGTATTGCTTTTCCATATCTTTCGTTTGTTAAATAATCTAATAAACACCAAGCTGGATTATCAGAGTGTGCCGCAGTTTGAGCAACTGAACTAGAATTATAAGCAACAACTTTTTTACCTTTAATTATCGCTTGGATTTGTGGTATTGCACCAAACGCATCTTGATTCCATTTAAACTTCAAAGATAAATAAGCAATACCTCTTAATCTATGATTTGATGTCCAAGATGTTAGTGTTCCTAATAAATCGCATTGTGCCTGACTATCAGTTCCATAATGACATTTAACACTAATTAAACTTGCACTATCTTTATAAAAGTTTCCATCTCCTGACCCTACTGTTCTTAAAGTATTGTCTGCTAAAGTTCCTGACCAAGTAACCTCTTTGTCATCAATAAAAATTTTTTCTACACTTTCTATTTCTCCCTCACATAAAACTAATGCAACATATAAATACTCATTATCAGTTCCACTTGTTTCTACAAAAACTCTTGTACCACCTACTTTTCTTTCTCCATAAACAACAGGAATAGATTGATCGTTTGATTGATGATTTAATAAAACTCCCTTTTCAAAATTATTAAAATCACTATCTCCAAAGTCTGGTTGATCAGGTCGTCTATTTGACATAAACAACCAACCAATTGCAAAAATTCCTAGAGAAACCCAAATGTTATTTAGAAAAGGTAATTTTTTTGATAAAACGTGTTTAACTACAAATTTTTTTGCGGCTGAAAAAGGATTAAGGTCTGATAATTTTAAAAAAGATTTAATACCTGTTTCATTTACAGGCTTTCCATATCCACCTAATTTTTTTAATAATTTTTCTTCATCTTTATTAATGTAAGCAATAAACTCATCTTTAGGTGCATATCTATTTAATATTTTTTTTCCTATTTTAACTAATAATTTATCAAACCAATTAAACATTATGATCTTCCCCACTTAATATCTAAAACAGTTTCACTAGCAAAAGCCATACCTACATCACTACTAAAAAATCTTTGTTGAGATGTATTGTTTGTTTTTCTTCCAGATTTCTTTTCAAAATCAGCCCAATGAGAAACTACATTTAAAGTTAATCCTGATGAGGTTTGATCTTCAGTAATTGTATATGTTTCAATGTTTCCTTTATATAATAAAAAAGGGTCAGCTATAATTGCATTATTATCATCTAAAAATGCTCTATAAATTGTTACTGCATCATTAACTATATTTTCTGCTAGTGCTAATGATATGTATGTCTGATCTGCTCCTGATAAAGCTATTGATATGCTTGACTTACCTATGTCAGTTTCTTCTGATACTTCAGGGTAACTTACTAAAAAACTGCTTGATGAATAAGTAACACTAGAGCCTGATACACTTGAAGTTAAATCATGTACGCAATCTGTAATATTTTGTGGAGTTCCAAAACCAATCGTAATTAAATGAACAGGCTTTATCTCATTTGTCGCTAGATGATTCTTTACTGCTGTTGTTAGGCTTCTCGTCATATTTCTCGTAACTTCTTCTGTTTATTTTTATACTATCTAAAATTTTATATTTTGCATCCTTTGTTGGCTCATTATACTTTCCTAAATCGTTTGTATCCATATTAATATTTTCACTATCAATTATTTCTTCAGCAAGTACATCAACATTCATCCAATACTTAACTTTGTATTGCATTAAAAGGCTTCTTCAACATCTAACTCGTATTTATATAAAAGACTACCATCTTTATCTGCACCTACTGACCCAAATTGTTGAACATCTCCTGTTAAATGAACTGTAAAAGAAACATCGTCATAAGTAACTGCTGAATTATTTGTTATATCAGCTATTAAAGGTGGCTCTATTGTAACAGTTGCGGCATTACTTGAACTTGTTACATCTGCAACCACCATATAAATTTTTGTGTGTGAAGCAAATTTTATAAAATCACCAGCTTTTAATCTTCCAGCACCATCTCCAGCAAATCCATCCATAGCAATAGTATTGTCTCCAGCAGATTGATCTCCATTAACTAAAACACTTCCTGTTTCGTTTCCTCTGGCATCCTCTATTTCTGGTGGAACAATAGTAAAGTTTTCTTTTCCACTTCTTTGCTTAACTATAAAAGCCATAAGTTCTCCATAAACATCTGATCTATTTCCTGTAATTATAGAAACAGTAAAAGCCCATCTTTGAGAATCAATAGTTCTTGATAATTTTTTACCACTTATAGATTTAGATATAATTGTACTTTGAATAGACTTAATGCCAAGTGTTTCAAATTTTGCACTAGATATAGGAAATGCACCACTCATTATACTAATTCTCTCCTACCTTTTTCGTTTAAAGCATTATTTATTATTGAAGTTATAATACCTCTGTTTTCTACTAAAACACTATTAAAGCTATTTGAATCTATGGCTTCAATATTAAAATTAACATTAACAGTTCCACCACCTGTTCCTCTAGCGGCTTGTGTTATTTGACCTGTGCTATTTGGTACAAACATTTCAGGCCCTCTTTCTCCAACCATTATTGGTTTTCCTTTTGATACTGCACCACCTTTAGCAAAACCTAAAAATGATTTTGCCATACTAAATAGACTAGAGCCTGTACTGTGATGTTTTAAAGCGGCTTGTTTTTCTTTCTCTCTAGTAATCATTTTTTCTATTGCAAGTTCAACACCTTTTCTTGTAATTGTTTCAATTACGATTGATAAAATTTTTACTGATAATGTTTGTGCTAATTCTTTCATTGTCATATGTAACTCTTTTCCTAAAACTATTGATTCTGCAATACCTTTTGAAAAACCTTTTATACCATCATTTAAAACTCCTGTAACTTGTTTTGCAACATTAGTTATTTCTTCTAAATCTTTTTTAAGTAATAAATTTATTTCTTGTAATACTGATTTTTGTTCATCAAAAGTAGTTTTGACTCTCATGTGTGCAGTAGCCGCTAGATTTGCTTCATCTCTTTCTTGTTTTAATAAATTTATTTTTTCTTCTAAAAGTACAATTTGTTCTTTAGCATTTTTTTTTGCCCTTACATTTGCTCTTGTATTTGATAATATTTTTTCATATTTTTCTATTTCTTTAGTTAAACTTTCTATTGTATGTTCTTGTTCATTTAATTCGCCTTTAAATTCTTTAAATTTTTTAATTAAAAAACCCATAGCAGAAGCAAAAACCAAAACACTTCCAAAAATTATATTTCTTTTTGTTGCTATATTAAATCCTTTCATGGCAAAGGTCATAGCATTTATAGCAGTTACAATACCATAAAAGAAACCAGCAACTTTCATAGATATTAAAGCACCTAAGGCTAGTGCAAATTTGTCAATATTATTTTTTACAAATATAACTGTATCAGCTAAACCTTTAAAAGCTATTGCCAATCCTTTTCCAACTTTTTTAGCAAGTGCATCTACTTTATTTCCATTATCTTCTAAAAATTTATTTAGGTCTCCAAATTGATTTTTAAGTTCTCTGAAGAATCCAGCTTCTAATAGAACTCTTTTAAAGTTAAAAACTTTATCTCCTATCATTGATAAAGTTCCAGAAAATGTTTTTGCTAATTCATCTGTTGCTCCATCAAATCTTCCACCCTCTCCAAATACTCTTTCAAATGCTTTTATAGTATCTTCAACTGATACTTTTGCACCAGCAGAAAAACCTAGCATATCTTTAACACCTTTATCTCTAAATAAATCTGCGGCTGAGATACCAGCAGATAATGACCTTTGGATTTGTTCCGCAGTTGTTTTAAAATCTAAACCTGTTACTGCCGCAACATTACCTGTAATTTTCATTAATTTTGCAAGTTCTTGTGCATCTTTACTAACAACTGATAGAACTCCAGACCCTGATTGTATTTCTTCTAGTGAGAAAGGAACTTTAGCGGCAAATTTTGCCATTTCGTCAAAAGCTTTTGCACCCTCTTGTGCTGACCCAAATAAGAATTTTAATTGAACTTGTAGGTTTTCAATTTGCTTTCCTGTATTGACTATATTTCTAATAACAAGACCAGCACCTAAACCAATAAAGGCATTTCTTAGATTAAATACTGATTGTTTTAATCTTCCTAGACTTCCTTGTAAAGTTCCTAAAGCTTGTTTCGACCTATCTTTTGCTACTATGTCTATATTAAGTTTTTGTGTTGCCATTATCTTTATTTTCTATGTTGAGCCATTCTCTCTTGACTTTTATACTCATCTTGCTCTTTTTTCAAGTAAGCTAACCAAAGATTATAATGGCTTACAGGCATATCTAAAACTTGTTGAATTGTGATGTGAAGTCTGTCTGCTACAACTAAAAGCGACCTTGTAGCTGGGTCGCTACTTACTTTTTTTCGGCTTCCTCGTAAGAGGTGTCTAGCAAGATTTTATTGGCTACTGTTGCAATAACATTGGAGTCTGCTTTTTTCTTTAAAGCAATTTTATCAAATGGGTCAAAAGCTTTTGTTAATTCGCCTTTATCATTCTTGACTTGGAGTTTCATTATAAGCAAATCAACAAGAACATTTAAGTCTTGAAAATTATTTGATTTCTTAAAAATGATATTTTTTTCTTCTAGTGTTAAAGGCTCTGAATAAAAAATAGATGGATTACCATTCTCGTCTTTCCACTCCTCAACTTCAATAGTTAAAGTTTGCAGAGTCTCAAAATGAGATTTTACTCTATCTATAACTGACATAAATTAATATTAAGCAGTTCCTCTTGTTAATGTTCCTGTTCCTTGAAAAGTAACTGATCTAGTAGTTATTCCATCTAATGAAACATTGACACTCATTCCTGTTACAATTCCTGAGCCTGTAAAAGTTTCATCTCCTGAGCCATTACCCTCTGGTGCTAATATAAAAGCTATTGTAGTTCCAGCAGTTAATGTTTGTTGTGGAGAATCAGTTTCATCATAACTCATTTCTAAAGTTCCTGAAAATGATGTTCTTCCAGCTACAAATGATTTTGTGCTATCAGATAGTTGAGTATCCTCTACAACATCAGCAGTTGTTTCAAGTGTGTAACCTGTTAGTTCGCCAATACCTGTTCCACCAGCAGTTACTACTCCTTCTTTTCCGAAGTGTGTTGCCATTTTTTATTTTCCTTTTTACTTATTTGTTTTTCTTGCTTTTCTTGTTTCCAACCTAAATCTAAAAAATTATCAAGTTGAGTTTCGTTAATAATAATCTCATTCCCATCCTTATATAATTTAATGTCTTTAGCCATAAAGTCTTTTACTATTTATCTTCTTCTTCGTCAATATCTTCGTCATCATTATCTTCATCAAAATCTTCCTCTGAGTCATCTTCCCATTTCTCATCTTCTACATCATCTCTTAAATCAGCAAGTAAGTCTTTGACTTCTTCACACATGATTGATTCCTTGTCGTGCAATTTCTCAATGCTATCTATTTTCTTTTCTATTTTGTCTATTATTTTATCTTTAGTTGCCATAGTTTCTCCTTTTTTATGGTGTTCCAGCTTGATACTGATACATACATCTAATTGTCATTCTTATACCACCAACAGGAAACAATGTACCCTCGTCAGTTTCTACTTGTATAATTTCTGTATCAAGTGCATTACTATCTCGTGTAATATCACTTTCTAACGCAGTTTCAATAGCAGTAATTAACTGATTTCTTAATGTATCAATATTAGATTCTGAGCCTTTGACAAATCCCAATATTACAAAGTCTATTGTTCCATGCCTTGTTCTAGCACCACTTCCTAATTCAGAATCATCTCTATTTTCTTCTGAAGTTTGTACTATTACTGCTGGGTATTGTTGTTGTGATAATTCTTCTAATTGAAAAGGTTGTCTAGTACATAGTTTCACATCAGGAGAACTAATGGCATCTATTACTGTTTTTATATTACTTGCTATATTTTCTCTTACACTCATATTCTCATCGCATTAAGTTGTCTTATCATAAATTTATTAAATCCCTTTTGTATAATGGATTCTGTTCTTTGATTAAAGCCAAAAAATTCTCTTTTTGGCTCGTTTAATACTTGATTAAATAATGCTCTTTTACGCATTTGTGCATTTGAAAAATTTACACTAATTTTATTATTTCCTGTTTTTTTAATAGTTCTACCAGATGGAGTTAATGCTCCTAACATTCTTCCAGAATAAAATAAATCTACTGTCGTTTTTTTACCCTCTCTTTGTAATTGTTTTAAATATCCCTCAGAGTATGGTGCAAAAGGAACTCCTTTATAATCAATTCCTTTGCTTGTTTTAGTTCTGATAATATCTAATAAATGAAACCCAGCTTGTAAAAGTCCTTTATCAATTAGTCTTGGAAGTTTTTTCTCCAATCTTTTATATTTTTTTTGGAGTTGTTTAGCATTTGTTTTTATGCGTGGTTGAAGCATTATCTATTTAATCTTCGTAAGCCGTGTAAAGGCTCTCTTTCACTTGTAGAGATTGTTCCACCAGCATCGCTATCATATTCAACACCATCTTCTAAAATTGCTCTCCATTCTTTGTTATATTCTGAAGCATAGTGTTCACCCATTCTTTCAAATCTATCTTTTTCTGTCTCAGGTCTAAACTTAGATAATGATGGTAAAAAATATCTTGATAAAAATAAATATACACCAGCTCTTGTGAACTGATCTAAATTAACTTTTGTATTAACCATTTCAGCAGTATTAAGAACTGTAATATCTGTATATACATTTGTTTTATATACAGGCCACCACTCAATCCTTAACTGTCTAAAAATATCGTTTGTTGTTTGAGTAATGTAGTATGAAACTTTAGAATCGTTTGACGCAATACCAAAACTAAAAGCATCTGGTTGATATGTTTCTATTTCGACAACATCACAAACATTTGCACCTGTAAAGTTTGCCATATTAACCTACCAAACTAATAATAATTACAACAGCAATAATAACACCAGCAGTTACTTTTGGATTATCCTTTGCCATTTTCCAATATTTTTTTAATTCTTTCATTTCTTTTTCCTTGTTTTTTTTTTCTTTGTTTTAAGTTCAACGACTTTATCAGAAATGTCTTTTACTGTCGCTTTTTTAATTTCTTTTTTTACTGCATCAACAGGAGCAAAACCTCTCAATTTAAAAGTTTTTATATTAGCTTCATATTGTTCTTTTGATCTTGTTATTACCTTTTTTCCATTTGTTAATTTTATATCCATATATTCTCCTTTTTAATATAAGGGCGATTTCTCGCCCTTATAACTATCTTATTATTGTATTGATGAATCTACATTCATTTCAACACCATAAGTATCGTGTAATTCGCCTACACCATAAACTGATGTTGCTACAATCTCATCTGCTCTAAGAGACGCATCTCTTTGAGTTTCGATTTTCAAGTCTTGCATCATAGCCATTCCTAAAGCATCTCTATGGAATACTGCACCTTTATAATCGCCTGTAGTTCCTGGATTATTACCAGAACTGTCTGCCATATTTGAAGTTTCAAATATAT